ACGAGCCGACAGAGTACGGTGTAAATGATGAAGGCAAGTATTTTACCGATAACTTCGTTCCGGCTGTGGCGGGTACTGGAAAGTTGTATCCGGTATGCCGTTCACGATGGGGGAATATGTCGATTTGGTTCGAGTTTGATTTGTCCTATGCGCCATTGGAGGGAAGAGCGAGAAAGGAGTATGTTTTAAGGGACTCGTTCGCCATACAGGACGCTATTAGGGCGCTTATTAAGCAAATTGATCCCACTTTGACGCACGAAGCTACGGAGGAATATAGTAAGTTTTTGTATGCCGCCAATAACCCTATTTCCGGTGCACCTTTTAAGGTGTTCATCACACAGAAAAGCAACATCCTAAAGGGTGAGTATGACCGTCCGGCAAAAAAGGCGGAAACAACCCTCAGCGATATAATGAAGATGTTGCGTGACACGATGAAACTATATTGGTTTATAGATGGCGATAAGTTTAGGATAGAACATATTTCTTACTTCATGAATGGCGGAAGTTATACCGGTAGCGGGACGGTCGGCATAGACTTAACAAAGCTTAGATATGCAAAATCGGGTCAGTTAATGACGTGGAAAACTAACACGGTCAAATATGATAAAACCGATCTGCCTTCACGCTTTGAATTTTCTTGGATGGACGATACAACAAACACGTTTGCGGGCTTTCCGATTGACGTTAAATCAAACTATGTGCAGGAGGGAAAGAAAGAAGAAGTAAGGGTATCTAACTTTTCGTCCGATGTAGATTATATGCTACTATCACCTGGTGACTTTTCACAGGATGGTTTTGCGCTGTTGGGAGCTACGCAGATAGGCGGTAAATGGAAACTTCCGTTTGTTACGTTCAATTTGGTAGACAAGAACAATAAGAAGTACACCGTAAACCCACAAAACGGCTACGTGTCGTTCTTACACCTCGTTAAATACTACATGCACGATATGCCAGCCTCAGAGATAGAGCAGGGGGGCGATCAGACGATAAGAGTGAGAGGAATAAAACGGAGTATGACGCAAGATTTATCTTTCACATACGACACCACACCAAACCCCGTGCAACTGATAACAACGGATATAGGCAACGGGAAACCGATAACTATGACTGAGGATCTAACAACTCGCCAAATAACCGTATCTTTATCTTACACCCCTTTATGATAGGGGTGTTTTCTTTTAAATTGCTATCTTTGTGCCTATAATCAATTTTTTAATCAAAATGGAAGTACATAACAACTTTAGTCCTTTGGCGTTTAGAAAGAAAGAATCTAAAGCCACATACGAAAAATGGTACGCTTTCGGGAAGAATTATGCTATCCCCGCAAGCGCAAATACGCTTATACCTTTCCAGTTTACCGATGTAAATGTAGGAGAGATTCAGCCCGATTCTATTGAGGTTGTAGCGGTAAACCAAGAAACCGGAGAGGGTATTAAAACAGGTGTGTATGTTAGTCGTGACGACATGCCCGAACATGGCAGCGCTCTGTACGTGTCACCCGGTAAGAACTCGTTTAGTGAGGCTTTGCCACAGGGTACATATCGGGCGGAGTTTACAATCGGAACACAGGTTTATATTTCAACTCCTTTTTGTGTTATTCCCGGTATCGAAACAAGTAGCAAATATCTGTTGATTGAGTATTGGAACGATGAAAAGATCGCCTATCCGGGTGGCTTCATTACAACGGGTGCGAACAACGACTTTAAGTATCAAATGTATGTTCCGGCAACTATCTGCAAACCTAAATACGAGTTTGAAGAAGAGCTAACCAAACGTGCCGGATACAAGTTTTTGGAACTGCAAACGTCTACGAAGGTGTACGCCTTTACATTCGTTGCACCGGAGTTTATTTGTGACGCTATGCGACTAATTCGCCTATCTGACTATATCCGAATTTCGCACGATGGCGAATATTACAACGCTCTCAACTTCGAATTTGATGTTGATTGGCAGGAGCAATTGTACTTGGCGGCTGTTGACTGTCAGTTTGAGACAGATTCGATCATTCAAAAACTCCCTTCTTTCAATAGACGAGATAAAGCGTCTTTTTATAATGCCCTATTAGCGAACATTGATACACCTATAATGTTCTCTCCCGATATCGTAGGGCTGTATTACAAAGAGTATCGGGAAACAGAGCCAGTAGTCAAGGGTAAATTGATACGGGAGTTATCCCCTATTGACTTGATAGATGAAAATACAACTATTGCCGTTGATTTGGGTACAGGTGAGGCGAGAAAGTTTAACTTATATCGAATGTTGCAGGACTACATTTCTAAAACCCATGAAGATGCAACAGACTTTTTGTTACACCTTCGTGGAGGCGCAACGTTCGGTGAGGGCGTAACTGGTTCTGCCGCTTCTATCAACGCAGTAGGAGATGCGGAGGTTCAAGGGCTAAACGCACGTGTAACCAAAGTTAAATCGCTTGATTCGGAAGATTATGTAACTGTTAATAAAACAGCATTCACCGTAAACAAACAAGGTGATACGGCTTTAAATGCGCTTAATGCGAGGGGAGATTCCCACTTGCAGCAAGATGTGTATACCGGAAACAATACCGGAAAGATCACCAAAGAAGGACAGTTGCAGTACCTCTCAGCTATTATTTACGAGTTCCTTTCGTCCGAAACGTTCGTTCCTGGCTTCTTAGGTGAGGGATTTAAAATATGGTTGGAAAACAGTAACTGGCATATCGAATGCGATAACCTAACCGTCCGTCAAACGATGAACATCTTTGAGTTGCTTATTCAAAAGATTCGCAGCGTCAACGGTGCTATTGTCGTATCTCAGTCAAGCGGTAAGGTTACATCCGTTGAGGACACCGGAACGCAGTACAAAATCACGTTCGGAGAGGAATTTCCCACCTTTCAAGAAGGTGACTTGATACGCTGTCAGTCATGGAGTAAGAATGCGCTTAAATTCTATTGGGTAGAGGTTAAGACAGCCGCAGACGGTTATGTTCTTTGCGACAAGTCTGAGTTTAACAACGTTGTTCCGGCTGTCGGTGACGAAGTTGTGCAGATGGGTAACACGAAGAATACAGAAAGACAGGCTTTGATCTATATTACAGCGCAGGAAAGCGGAAAGCCGTACATTGAGATTCTGAACGGTGTCAAAACAAAGAGTCTAACCGGAACTGACCGTACACGTTTGGGCGATCTGTCTAATATCGTAGACCCCGATTTCACAGGTGAGGCGGCTGTGAAAGGGACTGGATTCTATTCTACTAATGCCTTCTTAAAGGGTATCTTTGTGTTGCGCAACGGAAAGCGTGTAGAGGACGAAATTAAGATCGCAAAGGATGCAGCCGATCAAGCCGCACAGGACGCAGCGAACGCAGCACAATCGGCACAGGAAGCGAAAGACAGGCTTAATAAATGGGCTGATGATGGACTTATCTCACCGACTGAGAAACCTGCATTGGTTGACGAAGGGAAGCGAATTCAGGCTGAGTATCTGCAAATTAAAGCGAATGCGGACAAATACGGTGTGTCTGTAACTGAATACACAGAGGCGTATAACAATTACCTTAACGAACTACGTTATCATTCGGCTACTACACCTGAAAATATTGTCGTGCGTCCAGAATTGGCACAGAGCCAAACGGCTTACTACGACAAACGTAATGGAGCGTTGAATGCAATTGCTACGGCTTCAAAAGAATATGTAGATAATGCTGACAAAAAGTTAAAGGAATACTTAGATACTGAGATAACTGCTATTCCCGGTAAGATTGAACTTGCTGTACAGAGTTTGAAAACGGCAAATTACAACTTGCTGTTAGATAGTAACCACACTCTTAGCGAAAACCCGTATCAGCTTGGATCATACAAATATGATGTTCATTTGGTGAAAGGTAAATCTTATACGTTGACTGTTTGTTACAAGTGTGCAGATTCGGACGATGTTGTAGCGTATAATAACCCTTCGTTAGGCTATTTGGTTATATTACCGAAAAGCGCAGAGGAAACAATTGTTTCGACTAAAATAACGCCTTCGAATGATGATGCAGCGTATTTCTATTTCTATAAAGCCCCACAGAAAGAAACAACCCAAACGTATGTAAAATGGGCTGTAATTACTGAGGGTGATATTGGTGTAGCCGCATGGATACCGTCACGAACTGAGGCTAAAACAGGCATTAGGAACTTATTTCCAATATCACGGATGCAGACAGCGACTAACAAGCATTTGAACTATTTTGATATTACAGGATGGGTAGCAACTGTATACAGTGAAGAAGAATTTAAGTCAAGGTTTAAACCATCTACGAAATATACCATAACAGGGAAATATACTATTCTTGGAAAGCCAACATCTGGAACCGGATACAAAGATAGTATCGTAGCTTTTTGTATGTGGAATAACTCTAATTTAATAGACCTTTGGCGTAAAATGGTCGAGTATGAAGTAGTAGGAGCTTCGGGAGAAATATCTAATACATTTACTACACCTTCGAATCTCGATGGGTATAAGATAGTAGTGTATACCATGTACAATACAGGAAATTTAGGAGAGTTCCGTTTTACTGATTTGATGGTATCAGAAGGAATTGAGGCAGTAGGGTGGACACAAGCACCGGAAGATATAGAATACGACTACCGGAAGTACACCGATACGCAGATACTTGCCGTTGACGGAAAAATCGAACTATCTGTGACTACGCAATTGAACAAGCGTGTAATTGGTGGGTCAAACCTTCTTTTAAAATCGGATATTTGTGTTTCCGAGGCTACTGCACCCAAATCAATTATCATGTCTAAGTATTGGAGGGAACTTGCAGGAAAAAAAATATCTATTTCATTTGATTATGAATATAGTAATCTTGTTTTAGGGGGATCGCAAAGAATAGGACTCGAAGCTGCCGTCTTAAAAGATGGTACTTCACAGTATTACTATATCGGAGTTTTTAAGAATTTTGATTCAACTTCTTTAAAAGCTGATTCGGGAAGGTTTGTCAATACCGTGACAGTTCCTAATGATATATTAAATAATGAAAGCATATCTATTAATGTCTACATTCAAGTTGGGAGCGGGTCTAAAGTGAAGATGTGTAACTTTCAGATTGAAATCTGTGACACAGCTACCGGATGGAAACCTGCGCCAGAGGATGGAATAATAGAATCTAAGGAATATACTAATAGTCAAATTAGTGTAGTCGAAGGTAAGATAACATCAACCGTTGAAAAGATTAATACTGTTGACGGGAAAGTTACCGGACTTGCTTCACGGGTAACACAAACAGAGCAAAGTATAACGTCCGTTGTTGGTGATATTAACGCGCTTAATAATACTACCGATAGGCATATTACTAAGCAAGTAGATTTAACCGGATGGGATAATAACAAATTTTTCCCTCTCGTTATACAAATTCCTACTTACTACAAAACTAAAGTTGTGATAAACCGTCCCTTACATTCAACATACGGAAAACCTTCATACGGTACACATGATGCCGGTTTTTCTATGAATCTCTCTTTTGAAATGTCGGGTTCGGGATGGGGTTCTTTGCCTGAAGTAACAAATATATTTGATTATACACGTGCGTGGAGTACAGGACCGATAGTTGTAGATTTGGGACAAATAACGAAGACTTCTACTTGTGTGATGGGTATTCGTGGGGGGTCTAAGTATGATGTAACCGTTCACGACACAACAGACCCCAATGTGATAAACGTTTATCAAACAGATTATCACGGTTCGTACGATACATCTTTCCCCGTTCGCACCGATGGAACTGAACCCGTCCGCACATACGGCTATTACACGGAGATTAAACAAGAACGTGATAGAATAACCGCAACTGCTGCAAAGGTTGACGAGCAGGGCAACAGATTGAGTGCTGCCGAATTAACGTTAAGTGCAGACCACGCAAAATTAAGCGTAGTAGAACAAGCGGCAAATTCCGCCAATTCCTTAGCAGGCGCAGCACAGTCTACCGCAAATGCTGCTAACTCTCTTGCCGGAACTGCCAACAACAAAGCAGAAGCGGCAGACGGTCGAGTTACCGCCACACAGAACGGTTTGGTCGAGACTGGAATAAACATCACGTCCCGCAAAATCGTGCTAAAGTCTGATAACGTCCTTTTCCAAAACAACGCAGGACAGCAGACAGTCGCCATCAATGCGAACGGGAAACTTACTGCAAACTCAATCGAGGTTGGTGAGGTTGTTGCCGGAGGTTTTGCGGCTCAGAGAATCACTACCGGAAACTTGACTGTGACGGATGGGGCGGTTATCGGTGGTATGACTATTGCAGGGGGAGTTCTGACCGGGAAGGCTATCAATATACAGGATGGCGCAAAGATCGGTAACTTCACAATAGAAAGCGGTATTTTGTCCGCTAATGGTATGGTAGCCGGGATGCAGATGCGGCTAAGTAATAACCTTATGGAGATAAGTAGCTCAGGACTTCGAATAGATCACAATTCCGGTGGTTACGCTGTAAATGTTACAGGCAACGGACGTTGTTATATGCAAGGTGTAGAGTCCTACCGTAAATTTGGCGTATACGAGTTTGCGGGTGCGACACAATGGAAAGCCCCAGGAGTACATTTTGCGTGTGTTATTTCCTCAGCAGCGGCAGTACGCCAAAAGTGGGGAAACCCCTCTATCGGTGTGAGTGCCTCAAGGTTATCTACCGGAAGATATACAGTTCGGTTTACCGGAGTCCATTCACAGGGCTTTATTCCTATGGTGATGGCTCTAAATGCTACCAAGTGGGTAAACGTTTGTGTAGAGGATATTATTTGTACGACACAGTTTACCGTCAAACTGATGGACGTTAATACTGGAATGATAGATAGTGACTTTGCTGTATACATTTGCGGCTTTGTTTAATAGTTAATATTTGCGGTAAGTTGGTTCGTACCTTCTTACCGCTTACCTTTGTACCAAACATTAATCAATTAATATAAAATTATGGAAAAGAAAAGTTTAGATTTTGATTTAAAGTCAGTAGTTTACACGAAAGAGACAAAAGTGATGGACTACCATTTTGAGACGGAAAACGGAAAGTATGCAGGTCAGCTAACAACGGTATCTACCGAGCCGGACAAGTACAACATTACCCACTGTACGGCTGATGTGTCAGAGAAACAAATGGTAGAAATGCCTGGAACTTCCGGTAGTCCAATTCTGCAAGAACAATACGTTCCGGTCGGATCGCTTGCCATCCGTGACGGTCGCTTTGAGGCAAACCAGTTTCCTCTATCTACTAAAACGTCCGTCTATGTGAACGACTTTCAAAACTTCATCTTTGCGTTAACCGCACCTAAAACAGTAGAATAATGAATGTTACACAAGAACAGTTAAGGTTAATGCTTGTATCGGTGATAAGTCCGATACTTGCGTTTCTCACCCCTACAAGCGGTTTTATAACCGCCCTTGTGTTCATGTTCGGCTTTAATATTATTTGCGGTATGCGTGCCGATGGGGTTAATTTGTCGGTGAATGGTGTGCGTAGGTTCACTATGCTAAAATTCATCTCAGCCATACAGGAACTTATTTTGTACATCCTTGTGATAACCGTTATCTTTTCGTCCGTGGCGAAGATGGGGGATCACGATGCAGCCGTTCTATCGGCAAAGACGATTACATACGTCTTTATGTACGTATATCTGTCGAACGGTTTTAAGAACCTTTGTATCAGCTACCCGGATAACAAATCTTTCCGGTTAATATACCATATTGTCCGGTTTGAGTTTAAGAGGTTGATGGGAGAGAACGCAGCAAAGATAGTCGAGGAACACGAAGAAAAAATTGAGATTGAAACTAAGTAATTAACACGGGAGGTTTAACGCCTCCCTTTAAACTTTATCAAAATGAAATATTTCACATTAAAAGAGCTAACACGCTCAGCAACGGCAGAGGCAAAAGGCATTGATAACGCGCCCACACCTGAGGTTGAAAAGAACTTAACGTTGTTAGTAGATAACGTACTGGATAAATTACGTGAGATTTACGGTAAACCGATCACGGTTAATTCGGGCTATCGGTGTCCGGAGTTAAACAAAGCTGTTGGAGGCTCTAAAACATCCGATCACGTGAAAGGTTTTGCGGCTGATATTACCGGAGGCAGTAAGGAAGAGAATGAACGCATTTTCAACATAATTAAGCACAATTTCCATTTCAAACAGTTGATAGATGAAAAGGGCTTTTCATGGGTGCATGTCTCCTACGATCCCTCTAATCTCAAAAACCAAATACTAAAGCTATGAAAAAGCAATTATTTGCGTTTTTAGCGACTTTTGTTCTTTGCCTTGGCATTGTGTCGCTATTACTGATAAACGCTGATTTACGGAAGAAAAAGGCTATTGCAGAAAGAAATGTTAGCATCCTAACAACTCAGAACGTTGCGTACCGGACGAAAAGTGGGCAAAGTGTCATGAAGGCAGAGGAATTGAATCTGACTTTAAATCATTACCGGAACACCATACAAGGGAAGGGTAACACTATAAGAGAGCTAAAGCAGTCTATTAAGGACTTGAAAAGTCACACAAGCGTTCAAACATCAACTGAGACGCATTTTAGAACGCCAGTACGGGATAGTGTTGTTCTTCGTGATAGTTTGGTTATCGACACAATGAAATGCGTAAATATGCGATCTAAATGGCTTGACTTATCCGGCTGCATAGATAGCAACGGCACGTTTGCCGGAACAACCGTTACCCGTGATAGCTTGGAAATATTAAACATAGAGCATAGAAAGCGGTTTTTGTGGTTTCGACTAAAGAAGGTGAAGTATAGGGAGTTTATCGTAACGAGCAAAAACCCACATACAGAGATAACAGGTTTTAACGTAACTACGATAATAAAGTGATAATTCCATGTTAAAACAGTTAATGCACGTTAAAGTATTTGCTACTGAGAAATATATCCGTATATTTGCAGCGTAGAAGTTATTACTAACGTCATTAACAGCGGTTATTGATTTTCATAGAATCATGTTTTTAGAAGATTTGTATCACATTTTATCTTAAACTGTCGGTATGCGAATATAGACAGTTTTTAATTAGAACATTTTCACTAACTATATATATTGGGTTTTGTCATAATTACATTTTTCCCCTCCGCTTGTGAAAGTAGAGGGGTTTTTTATTACCTTATCCGAATACGCCTAAAAAGTTAAATTTGTGTTAAATATTAAACTTGCGCTTTGATATTTAAAATATCTCCTTAACTTTGCAACATCAAAAGGAAACGAATTACTAACAATAAAACTTAGAATTATGGAAGAAAAGGAATTTATTTATTGCTTGACCGGAGAGATTAACGTATTAGGCACTGTCAAGGCTAAGACAATAAAAAGTGCTATGAAACTTGTAGCGGCTATTCAGAGAGGTGCTATATTGAATGATCCGGAAAGGAAATCAATCTTTTGGAGCGTTTCACGTGCTGATCTCCCGTTTAAACCTTGTCGTATTGTATACACAATATGCTATTCAGATGGGTCTATTTGTTCACATGTATGCTAACAATAAAAATTTAGAGTTATGGAATTAGTAAAATTCAGAGAGGCAAAGAGTATAATGGAAGAAAAAGCTTTTTTGCAAAAAAAGCTTGAAAGGCTTCAGTCCGGCTGTCTTAGTAGAACAGAATTATATTTCAGTTCGGGAAATATCGTAACATTTTCGGAAGATGATGGCGAATTTTATGAAGGTTTGCGCAAAAACTTGGAAAAGTCTATAAGAGAATATAGAGAATATATTGAAAATCGTATTGGCTATCTTGAATCTAAATTTGATAAACTATGATACGATCATTTAGTAAGTCGGGTTCAACATCTATGCTGACAGATAAGGAAAAAGCGTTTAACCGCTACTGCCTAACTAACAAGGAAGTTTCATACAACTTAATGCGTATAGAAATGGCAGTTGTTCAAATGTCGTATTACGGCAACCGTTCATCGGACGTTACGTTAACAACCGATAGTTCTGAGGTTTTGGATGCAATTTATACAGTCCTAGCAAATGAAGGGTTTAAATACTCTTTCAATTTACCTAATAAAGTATTAACCATAAGTATTTTTTAATTTAAAATTTAATCAAAATGAAAGAAGAAGTAAAATTGTTCAGAGCGTTAATCATTGTTTTTGTGTTACTTGTGTTCACCTTCGTGTTAACTTCGTGCGGTGATGATAGTGACAATGTGTATCAAACAGAATATTCTATTGATGTTCCGGCATGGCAGACGGTTTATGTTAATGGTGAGGTTACAACGTCTATATCTCCATATGTTTGGGAACATGTGGACTTATCAGACAAATGTGTTAGAGTATTCTCAGCAGGGCATGTTAGTTATCACAAGGTTACAAAGGTGTCACACGATGATTTAGGCTTTACCGTTTATTCAATAGAAAGTAGCAATAGCGAAAGGTTTGCATACAATAAGAATAAAGGTATATTGCAATATTGGTGCACAGGAAATGGCATTGAAACCGTTGTTGTTTATCGTGAATTAAAGTAAGTTTCATTTTACCCTCACCTGGTGGAGGTTAACCGGGTTATTAAGTATGAAAGTAAATGTTGTATTAGAAGAGAAAAAGATTCCAGGTTTTGAAGCTAAATACGGTTTAGATGTATATAACGATAAAGGACAAAAATATACTATCGAGTTCGATAGAATGGGAAATTTAGTAGTTAGTAGCCCAAAAGGTACGTTATTAGTAAAACCCGAATGTAACAACAAAATATCAATTAGAATTGAATGATATGAAAGAGATAAACGAAACTCAATTACAGCTATCTACTGAGGGAAAAAGACTTCCCGATATGATAAAGCAGGCGAACGATATTCACGAACTTGTTAAGCAGAAACTTTCTGAGTATAACTCAATAGAGTATACCGATGATAATATAAAGGTGGCAAAAGCCGATAGAGCCACTTTAAACAAGGCAAAAAAGGGACTTAACAACAGCCGTATAGAACTGGAAAAAGCTTGGATGAAACCGTTCAACGAACTAAAAGATGTTGTTAACGAAACTTGTAAGCTGATCGGTGAAGCTTCTTCACGAATAGATAGTAAGATAAAGGAAACGGAGGAAAAGGAGAAGCAAAAGAAACTGGATCAAATAAGGGAGTATTTCGAGGAACATAATGAAAACCTTATCTTGTTTGATTTTGTTTTTCGTCCGGAGTGGCTTAATAAGACCAAAGCACTTTCAGTTGTGAAAATGGAGATAGACGAATTATTTAAAACGGTTGACGATGATCTTAACAGACTGAAAGAGCATTTTGCGGGAGAGTCGTTTTATATTCCTGTTATCGACAAATATACGTCTACACTCGATTATAACAAGTCGTTCGACTATGGAAACCACCTAAAAGAAGCTGCAATACAAGCCGCAAACAGACAGTTTGAACAGAAGTCGACAGATAAAACGCCTCAGCAACAAAAGCCCGAAATTAAGCCCCAAAACGAGCCAAAGACGAACGAAGAAGAAGTTTATATACGAGGCTTTAAAGTCCATGTAACGAGAAAGCAGGCTTTTGCGCTTGCTGAGTTTATGAATAGCCACAATATAAAGTTTGAAAGCATATCAATATAGACGGTAGCCCAATTGGGCTACCTTTTTTGTTTTGTTTGCAATGGTTAATCTATTGTTAAAACTTAAAGTTTAACTTGAACTTTTAAATAATGTGCTTATATTTGCAGTGTCGAAAGAAACAAAGTAGTAACAATTAAAAATTAGAATTATGAATTTAGAAAACGTTGACAGAGCAAAAGCCCTAATTTCAGATAGGGAGTGTCTTAAAGAGGTGATTAATGAAATGGAGAACAATATACCAGTAGGTATTTGGTTATCTTTTGAGCGAGGAAATAAAACTTTAAAGTTTGAATCTAATGATAATGAATTTCTAAAAGATTTTGTTTCTGATGTTCACGGTTTTTCAGTGGAATATCTGCTATAGATGATGAACTCAAAGACTTGTGATTATTAAATAACTCGATAAGAGATTGTAATATTAACAAATAATTTATTTTAAAATGGAACAATATTTAGACTTACTAAAAGAGACTTTAAATTATGGTGAAAAGAGAACAGACCGAACCGGAACGGGAACTATCAGCTTGTTCGGTTTACAACGATCTTATGATCTGCGTGACGGTTTCCCACTTGTCACAACTAAGAAGGTATTCACGAAGGGAATTATACATGAACTTCTTTGGATGTTGAAAGGTGATACCAATATAAAATACCTAAATGAAAATGGTGTTCATATTTGGGACGATTGGGCAAAGCCCTCCGGTGATCTTGGACGCATATACGGTAAACAATGGCGTGACTGGCGTATAAATAGCAAAATGAAAGTAGATCAAATTGATTCAGTTATAGATATGATTAAGTTTAACCCGGAGTCAAGAAGGCTAATTGTTAGTGCTTGGAATGTTGGAGAAATACACATGATGGCACTTCCTCCGTGTCACTGCTTTTTTCAGTTCTATGTGTCTGAGTCCGGTTATTTGGACTTGAAACTGTACCAAAGAAGCGCAGACCTATTTTTAGGCGTTCCTTTCAATATTGCATCTTATTCTATCTTGCTGTCTATGGCTGCACAGGTTTGCGGTTTAAAGCCTCGTAGATTCATTCATACGATCGGGGACGGACATATATATTTGAATCACGTTGAACAGGTGAAAGAACAATTGAGTAGAGAGCCGTTCGCCCTTCCCAAATTGGAATTAAACCCGAATGTTCGTAATATATTCGATTTTAAGTATGAAGATATTAAGATAGTAAATTATAACTGCCATCCGGCTATAAAGGGAGAGGTTGCGGTATGAATGAAAAAGAATTTTACAGGTTTTTAGCCTATAATAAATTGGTAGATTTTGAAAGATACCTTCACATGGAATCTGTATATTATCTGAATAACTTGCTAAAGAAAACCGTTAATTCGTATTTGAGAGATTGTATATTGAACGCTATAAATCATAAATTAGCGGGATTATAATTTAAAAGGGATGTGCAACGCTTTGCCATCCCTTTTTAGTTTCTATATATCACATACCGAAACTATCGTTGCTCTATGAAACAAATCTAACAATATGTAGTAACAAGTGTGAAAGTGATACAAAGGTAGGCTTTTGATACTATCCAATGGTTAAAACGAGTCTTTTTATATTTCATTAACAATAAAATTAAAGAATTCCTTTGCATATTTAAAGTTTATCCTTAACTTTGCGACATCAAAAAATAAGTTTTTAACATTAAAAACGAATAATATGCAGATTAAAAAAGATCGAAATTACAAATTGCTTGTGCAGGTTTGCAAGAATAAAGGTATTCCATTCTCCTACGAAAAACTTGTTTTGTTTTTGAATAAGTACATTCATGAAGATGAAGAAGATTCAGTATTTGGATATACAATATCTGATATTGATTTTTCAATCGCTAAACATATATCGGTTGATATTTGCGGAATGCTTACATTAAGCAATATTATCAGTAAATTAACTTGTATCGGTGCGGGAGATTGCCCGAATTGCGGAGGTTTACTCAGATTGATAGAATCTTATCCCAAATTTAGCAAACAGTATTGCGATCGTGATTGTGAGCCGGAGAGAGAGGAAGAAAATGTATATGAATGTTTAACATGTGGAAAGGAGGTTGTTTTATGAATATTGAAAACACAATGATCCGTATCAATGATGCGATTATAAGCGCACGTATGAACGGCAAAAAGATTACGAAAAAGGATATTGCAGCGTTGTTGTGGAAGGATTCAAAGCAAAGAACGCAGGCGGTAAACATGTCTGCCTTGTGTAACCACAAAACCCAAGCTATAAAAATAGAGTGGGTGAAAGAGATATGTGAGGCTACCGGAGTCGATGCGAATTTCCTATTTAATATTAACCCTAAAAAATAAAAGTTATGATTAAAAATTTACCCAACATTCAAAACGAAATGAATGTTCAAAAGTCGAGATATAACCAGTTTGGAAAATACAATTATCGTTCGTGCGAGGATATTTTGCAAGAAGCAAAAAGAGTGTGCGAAAAATACGGATGTTATGTTATGGTGACTGACTCTATCGAATTTATCGAAGGGCGTTTTTACGTGAAGGCAACCGCAAAGATTGTTGAAACTGAAACCGGGTCTATTGAAACGTGTTCGGCTTTTGCACGTGAAGAAGACAGCAAAAAGGGGATGGACTTAGCACAATTAACCGGGGCGACATCCAGTTATGCACGAAAATACGCCTTATGTGGACTTTTTGCGATAGATGATAGCATAGATACTGATTCTACGAACGGAGAGTCGGAAACGAAAGGAAAACAGCAAAAAACAGCCTCAAAACAAGTTGCCAACCAAAGTGACACAGGAAAAAACTCAAATTATTTGGGTGTGCTGCTTGAAGAAATAAAGAAAGCAACAACTTATAAACATTTGGGCGATATTCACAAGAATAACGCTAATTTCCATCAAAACAGTGAGTTCATGAACGCTTTAGTCGTCCGCAAGGCGGAACTTGAAAAGGCGGAAGCGGAAGCAAAGAAAGTATAAATAACGTGGGGGATGCGTTCCCCAAATAAAATAAAAGCAATATGAAAGAACTAACATTATTCCCCAAATTGGTTAATGCTGATGTAACGTATATCAGAGAAACACATGAATATTTTTCAAGCGATTTTAGAAAGCTGAGAGGAATAACAGGTTTTATCAATGATCAATTATTTCCAGGCAAACTTGACAATATACCGGATAATATTTTGAGATCGGCAACTGAGAGAGGGAAAGCGGTTCATGATGAAGTTGAGAGAATTGACAAAGAAGGCATTGAGCCGGAAACGGTTTACGGAGAGAACTATTTGGATTTAAAAGCCGAAAGCGGTTTAATTCATATCGCATCTGAGTATATTCTAACTGATAACGAGTTTATCGCCTCACCGACCGATAAAGTGTATTTGGGTAGCTCTGATAAATCGGTTGTATTAGGCGACATTAAAACCACCTATAAACTTGATTTGCTTTATTTGTCTTGGCAGCTATCAATATACGCCTACCTTTTCGAGAGACAAAACCCAAACTTGAAAGTAGAGGGACTTATCGCAATTTGGCTGAGAGGTGACAAGGATAAGGACGGCATTTTCTCCGTTGAACGCATACCGGATAGCGAAATAGAATTGTTCCTTAATTGCTGTAAGAATAACGTTCGATATGCAGACAATGCAAGCAAAGACAGTTATGTAGCTAAATTGAAGTCGTTGCCTGCTAAGGTTGCACATATCGAAGAAGGCGTTTACGAACTTCTTGAAATGCAAAAGAAGATAGACGAACATTTAGGAAAGTTCAAAGACCAGTTGTTAGGTCTGATGTCTGAGGCGAAAGCCGACAATATAAAAGGGGAGCTTATTTCAGTCACAAGAAAGAAAGCGTATAGCCGTGAATCACTTGATTCTAAAGCACTGAAAGAACAATATCCGGAAATATACGATCAGTTCGTTAAAACGTCAAATATTAAAGAATCAATTCAATTAAAAGCGTTATAATTATGGTTATAAATGAAGATTTAGCAAAAGAGATCGGTTTAGAGGGTGCAACTGTGTACAGTTATGTATCCGTAATTCTATCAACGGACTTTTATAAGGATCGTTTTAAGGGATGCCGGGTTAAAGGCAAGAAGTATACAGCCTTCATATCAATAAGCAAGTTAAAATACATGAATATCGGTTTGTTTGAGATTAAGAAGCGTGTTATTATGGACGGTGATGAAGCAAAGGTTTACAATACAACTGTCGTTACGCCAAAAGGAGTACATTATTTCATTAATAAGTTTTTAGGGAAGGGAATGAAATGACGCATTGTTTTGACGATAAAGTAGCAACAAAGTTAGGAGTTGAAGCGGCATGCGTATTGCACAACTTCGCTTTTTGGATAAACAAGAATATAGCCGATAACCACAATTATTTTGAGGGCAGATATTGGACTTATAACACAAGGGAAGCGTTATCTAAACTATTCCCGTATATGAGTCAATCTAAGATATATAGAGTGATAGGAAAGTTGGAGGAAGAAGGCTATTTGTTGAAGGGGAATTTTAATAAATCGGGTATAGATAGAACAACGTGGTACGCATTAACAGATAAGTGTATAAAATTCCTTTTTGAGTGCGGATATACGCTTATAGGCTATTCTGAGCCGATTTTGCAAAATTGCAAAATGCAAGTTGCAGAAATGAACAATGCAAGTTGCAGAAATGAACAAACAATACCAGATAGTATATATACAGATAGTAATACTAAATCTCCTAACGGAGATTATAGTATAGCCACGCGCGAAGAATCTGTTTTGTTCCCGGTTGAAAAGAAACCTTTAGCCTCAGAGATATTTGGCTTTACTGCAAAAACCTTAGATGTGACTAAGAAAGTGATAGAGCGAACAGATAGTTTTTTCGATCAGCTAACATTCCCGTTCGAGTCGGAGGAATTTAAAAAAGCCTTTTATGTGCTAATGACTCAACCAAAGTGGCGGGTAAAGACTAAGACTCTAACAGCTATGCAAGCAAACCTAGACGAGATTGCGCAATTTGAAGAAGGTTTTGCTATGCTATTGATAAATCAGAGCATATCTAAGGGATGGGCTTCACTGGTATACGAGTCAACGCCAAACCAGTATATGCAATGGCTACGGGAAAAGACGGGAGTCTCCGGAAATACACAGCCTGCAAACAATACTAAATCGTATTTTCAGAGTGACGAACAGCGCAGGATGTATCAGTCTTATTTAACGGATGACTTTATATAGCATTTTAAGGCTTAAATTTCAATTTTAATCACTAAGACAATAAAAGTATCATGTATTTGGAGAAAATCGAAAATTCGGGCGGAAAATTAGCAAAATACGAAGGTTGCGGATCGTTTATAGAGGAGAACCGAAAATTTTATGAAAGTGGCAACTTCGGACAGCTATCAAAAGTAGATCAAAAGATATTCCGTGATTCAACTTTGCTTTTGGTGTCCGAATGTACAGACGAAAGAAAAAGAATAGATAATTTTTCTAAGGTTCTTAACGGAGTATGTTTAGAGACTGGTTTAAAAATGCCGGATGTCCGGGACGCTGGAAGTATATTTTATGCTGTTTGTGATGTGATAGATATGTATTTTGATGATCTATCGTTCAATGAAATTCGTTTGGCATGGCGGTTACTTGCTGTCGGGGAACTCGACCCGTTTTTGCCAAAAGACAGATACGGTAGTCCGGACAAAAATCACTATGGCTCTCTTTCGGTTGATTATATTTCAAAGGTTCTAAAGGCGTATAAGAAACGAAAGGTTGAAACGATGGAACGAGTTTCTCAGATTATGCCGGATGAAAAGCCAAAGCCGACACCTGAACAGGAAAAGATGTTTTTAAATTTGCAGGCATACAATTTTGTTCTCGCCCTTTTGAAGTATAAGTATTCGGGACGTTTCCGCATAGAGCGTGACAGGATAATAAACGAGTCTACATTTGCGTACATGGAACGATTGGGATATGATATGTCGGTAGTACCTACGTTAGCTGACAAGAAAGAAGCTTTGTTTCAATTTCAAGGTAGACCCGTAAACAGCTTTGCGCAAATTTTCGAAAAAGAGTGTATTTCGAGGTTTGGGATAGACCACGAAGCAGTTTATTTTCGTGCGGTACTGATAGCCAAGAAAAGAAAGTTATTCCAGTATTGGGATGAAATGTTAGCCTTCTCAAATGAAGGTGATAGATCAGAAGATAATATTTGGAAGTTGTATTACTACATTCAATAAAACCAAAAGTTATGAATAGAAGAAAAGTAAAAAAGAACGGTTATCGGATAAGGCTTACAAAGCCTTCCGATAAATTCGTTTATGTCTCTGACTCGTTAACATACGAAAGGAGAAAAAAGGAGGGAAAGAGATGTTATACTCTGTATTGCAAATATGCGTCTATTAACTATTTGTGTGTTTCTCGAAAACAGGCAAAATCTTTAATGAAAGGGTTCTTGTTACTATGGGAATAGATATTATTTGCGCAATTGATCCCGGTGTGTCAGCTGGTGGAATAGTGGTATATAAGCCTGGTAATAGTCTTATTACTATCCCAATGCCACGCACGGCAAAGGGTATTTTTAACGTGTTTCAAAAAGTGAAGCGTTCCGGTAGCCCTGCAATATTCATTGAGCGTCTTTCAGTTCGTGGGGGTGACTCCGGAGGCGGGAAAGAATTTAGAATAGCAACTATGTTGGAGAACTACAACTACCTTGTATGTTGTGCGCTCGTTCTTGATATTCCTTTATTTCTGTGTGCGCCTATTTCGTGGCAAAGTGGTTTAAATCTGAGGGAGAAAGGAGAGAAAGAGGAAAAGAAGGATAGAAAAGAAAAATATCTGAATTATGCGATGAAGCAATTCCCACTTGCAAACGTGAAATTGTGGAATAGTGATGCTATATGTATTTTGCGTTTCGCACAAATGAAGATGATTTGCGATGTAGATTGGTTTTCAAGTAACATGCAGAACGAAAACAGCACGGAAATATCATTTTCTTACCCTCTGTTGGACGATAGTATTAAATTCGTGGAAATGTATGGGTTCAAAAGAAAACGAGCTAAAAAACGATCTAATTGAATCGGTGAAAGAATTGAGAAGCGCACAGAAGCGATTTGAGCGATTCGGGGAGAGATACAGAGAGAGGAAAGAAAGGGCGGAAAAGAAAGTAGATGAAATTCTGTCGGTTATCGAAGATAAGCAACTATCTATTTTCTAACAAAAGTTAAATAACGGGTATTTCGGAAAGATTTACCCGTTTTTATTTGCGTGAATTTAAAGTTTTGCTTTAATTTGCAGCGTAGAAATAAAAACAGTAGTAACAATAAAATCAATTAATTATGCAGGAAATTAACAAGAATTTAAGTGAACTGCCAGTAGAAAAGGTTTTGGATAGACCGGAGTATAGAAAAGAGCTTTCTATTTATTGGGAGGGCTTAAAAGAGCAACGGGAAAAGGCATCTTTCCAAATATTGAATAATGGCGGTATCCCTAAAAGGATAATAATAGACAGAGTTGGGAAAATGGATGCAGAACAACTTGTATCAGAATTTAAACTGATACTTGACAGAAAGAGTGAGTTGCCTGCAAGTCTGAGGCACTTTATTTCGGGTGTATGCGGAAAGGTATTTATTAGTTGGTCTACAAAAGTGATCGAAGATGAAGCAAAAGAAAATAACTATACCAGGGAAGATAGCTAAGGACGGTAAGTTATCCATCTACATGGGAGAGCTTAATGAGTTTATGAAGAACAACGCAGGGAAAAATGTTATTGCGGAGTTTACCATTTTAGAACGGTCTGATTCTTCATCTTTGCGTGGATACTACTTTAAATACGTTGTTCCCCAATTTCAAAAAGGGATGTGCGAAAATGGGTACAGGTGGAGCGAAGAAGAAACGGAGGCTTATATGCGTAGTATTTGTCCTATTACGATGGGTGAAGTTGTAGACGTTGAAACTGGTGAGTATAGAAAGGACTCAGTTAAAGTTACTGATTTAAGCAATAGCGAATTTGTCGAATACATAGATTTTTTAAAGCAGTTTGCGGCAGAAGAATTTAGTATTTATATTGAAGAGCCAAATAGATTTGTAAGATGAAAGAAAATGAAGAAATGACTTTAGAGGAAAAGTTCAATTTGATGTGCGAAGCATTAAGTATATCACCGGAGAGAATTATAGATAGGGATATTACCCGTTATGTATCACTTCGAAGAAATTGCATTATCCATCAGCTTTACGCCTATAAAAATCACGGTTTACCCGAATTGATAGGTCGCACGAAGGTTTTAATTATGAATGCGCATGAACGTTTTCAAGGCGAATTAGATATGAAAGATATGACAGCAGTAGAGTTTGTCCGGCTTATAGACGAACGACTGCAAAAGTATATTGATGGCAAAGAAGATTAAGAATCTTGTTCTTGTTCATTGCACGGAGTGTAGGTTCAGTTCAGATCACCATAATTTGATTTGCTATTGCAAAAAGAGAGATAAAAAGTTATGCAGTTTCCCGAACATTGGGCGGGTCTGTGAGTTTTACATTAAAAAATAAAGTATCATGTTAAAAGACAATTTTGAATTAAAGAGAGTTAAGTTCTTGAATAACGGTTTAGAGGTTGATTACAATGATTGCCGTTTGGTTGATGGTGAAGAAACAAAGACGTTTCACAAGGTAAAATGCCCCGAATATCCGCATAGAGATTTAGGAATTGCGGCAAATGAGCTTCGTTCATACATAGTTGAATTGATGGGAATAATGAATTTTAGGAACATCACCTATTTGTCTGATTTGGCAAAACAAGACAATGAGTTAAGTAGACAATTCGATGAATATTTTGAAACGCTTGCAACCCGTATAGCGATTAGTGAGATAGTCTATGATTCCGAAAAGAACACAATAGTTTTCAACTATATTTTCACGGGAGTAGATTTGTCCCGGTTGAAAATGCAAACGAGCAAAATTATGTTGGACGGTGAGGGGTTGAAATTTGAAATAGCACTACAAGAAGATTTTGAAGCACTGAAAGATGAAATTTTCAAGTATCTTTTTGAGAATAAGCGTGCACAATTGGAGCTATTCGGTGAGACAGCAACGGCAGAACCGGACGATAGTTTGACGCCAGATGATGATTTAGAAGGTGACGATACGTTTTTTGATGATGAAGAAGCAGAGCAGCCGGAGTTGATCGAAGAAGATGTACACGATTGATACGTTTGAGGAAATAGATTATTGTTTAAGCAGGGGGTATAACCCCTTGCTATTTAATAATAATTTCGATATTGAACCTAAAACAAGGTATGAATATTTAAAACGGATGTTCGGGGAGGGTCACGGACAGAGGGAAAATGAACGTTTCTTCCGGTATATGTGGGATATTAAGCCTCACTATTGTGAAGAATGTTTAAAGCCGTTGACTGGATACTCAGCCGTTTATATTAGCCATATTATAACGAGGGGATCGAACCCAATGATTGCGCACGATCCTCGTAATATAAACATACTTTGTTTCAATTGCCACAATCGTTGGGAACACGCCAATACCCGCAAGGGGATGCGGATATATCAAAGTAATTTAGAAAAAATAAAAGTCCTTAAAAGGGACAGTTTAAAACTGCAAAAGAAATGAAATTGGTAAAATTTGAACTTGTATCGGGAAATGAAATTATGATTAACCCTAAATCTGTGGAATCAATAGTTAAATATACAGATGATTCGGTGTATATTAACACAGTAGGTGCAGATATGCCGTATATAGTTAAAGGTTCAATTGAAGATGTCAATAAAGTACTAAGCGAAGGTAGCAATATTGATTCAATAGCCGGACTTATGGTTATCGTCTTTATTGGAATTTACATATTATCAACATTAGCAAATTTATTATCGTAATGAACTTAAACAAAATCGAATTGATCGGTCGTGTTTGTGCTGATCCGCAAGTTAAAACCTTCGATAACGGAGGAAAAGTGTGTAACCTTTCTATTGCAACAAACGAAAGGGCATATAAAACGAGTAACGGGATCGAAGTTCCGGAAAAAACAGACTTTCATAATGTAACATTCAAAGGTAAATTGGCTGAGATTTGCGGGCAGTATGTTACCAAAGGAATGGAGTTATACGTAGAGGGTAGTTTACACTATCGTAAATATACAGACTCTAATAACGTTGAAAGAACTATTTCTGAGATCGTTGTAAGGTCTATGCAGATGGGAAGAAAATCGGGTGAGGGAAACCAGCCGACAGCCGGAGGCAACGGAAACCAACAGCCGCCAACCGGAGGTTATAGCGGTCAACAGCAACCGCCTCAGCAGATGTTTACACAAAATGATGATTTGCCGTTTTAAGGTAGTTTCTAAATTGGGGATGTATATTGCATCCCCTTTTTTGTGTTAAATACATGTTAAAACTTAAACTTTAGATTGCAATATTAAATATTATCCTTATGTTTGCAATGTCAAAAGGAAACAAATTACTAACATTTAAAAATAAATATTATGGCAACAATGACATCAAAACAATTTTGTGAGAGAATGTATGGAATGTATAACTTGCTTGGCGGTGGTGATTTCGGATGTGCTCACTGTTCAGACAATAGGTTTTCTTGCGGATATAGAAAGGAGAATACGGTTTTAACAAATGCACTTATGAAGGCGTGCGATAATCACAAAGTTTCTTATAAGATAGAAGCAAACAAATATTGTATCAATTTCGTAGTAGAATTTAAATAATAATAGCGGTAGAAATACCGCTTTAAACTTATAGTTATGGAAAAAAGAAGATTGTCCGGTCAATACAAAATAGCGATGTGCAAAAATAGAGGAAACGATACATTTGCCGGAACTGTTGGGATAAGAACAGGTTTTATGTATCAGTGCGGTGCGTATCAGTATTTTACTTATTGGGAGAATGACAATAAAATATCGGTTACTGAATCAAGTACAGGTTTTCGTGTAATGTCTTTGGATGTTGAAAAGGGAGAAACTCCTAAAACTGCGCATGATAGGATAGTTGATAAGTTGAAGGGTTTTGATCCATCTTTAGCAAACTGGAATAGTGCTAAAGAGATGATGAAGAAATATAATATTCCCTATCCTCTTAATGAATGGATAGTAGGGCTAAAAGACATAAACCATGAATGAAGAAGTAGAGAAAGCAAGATCGGTGAGTAACGAAGTTATTTCGGAAACTATCAGAAAATCGACTGATAATATAAAGGCAATGGAGGACGATTTCAGATTAGTAAGAAAGAAGTTGCGGAAAATTGGCGATCGAATAAAATTTGAGAGAAAGAAACTTGATATATACAACGAAGAAATAAAAAGGAGGGTTAAGTATGGAATTTGGTAACTTACTGTTAGATAGATTGGGGTTCAACCGTGAAATGTTGGAAGATAAACTTTCAGAAATATCCGCTAAGGAGAAAGAGATAAGAGTTCTAAAGAAAGAAGTTTCCGGTATAATGGAACACATATCAAAATTGGAAAGTACGTTAAATCATGGAGAGCATTATTATTGCGGTGCTTGCTGCTATCTTGAAAGTAAATGTAATAAGGGAAAATATAAGTGTCTTGAAACAGGAGAATACAAGAAATACCACTGTAAGGCGTGTGAGAAATTTAGAGATTTACCATTTTAATAACTAATTATAAATTAAATATTATGATTGATTTTAATCAAAAAAGTATCTCTTTAACTAAAGAGCGTACAGAACAACATGAAAGAATGAAGGCAAAAGGTTTTTATGACTCAGAGGTTTTTGAGTGTAAAAAATGGGCGTTGATAGTGTCTGAGTTCTGCGAAGCTATGGAGGCGGAAAGAAAAGGCAAAGTTATAGAAAACGATGTATATGACATTGCTCTGAATGAGCTATCAGAAATAGGCTTTGAGTCGTATTTTAAGAAATGGGTAAAGGATACAGTTAGCGATGAACTCGCAGACGTGTTTATCCGGTGTATGGACGCAATAGGACATTCTATTGATAAAATTGCGTGCCCTTCCGGAATTTTTGTTTTTCAAAGTATGGTTAGCGATCATTTCAATAGGTTATTGTATCTTGAAAAATCTATTTCATCAATTGTTTATTATGCCATTCAATTTGTACCGAAATCTGTATTTGGCAAATCGTGCATTACCGAGTATACTAACATGATGGCAATAACCATTGCAGCCGCAAAGCTTTATAACATAGACCTATCTAAAGCAATAGAGGCAAAGATAAGATATAACGAGTTGAGAGGTCAAAAACATGGGAAACAATATTAATTCAATTGATATGGAAGAAAAAATTATTGATTTAGCAAGAAGAAGCGTTTATTATGGTGATCCGGAAGGTTACCAAGTTGGGGGATGCCATTACAAGGCATCCGGTATGCAACTTTCTGAATTTTTAGAAAGGAATAAAGTTGGTTTCTTGGAAGGGAACGCAATGAAATATGTGTTTAGGCACGATAAGAAGAACAAAGAAGAAGATTTGCTAAAGGCTATTCAGTATATCAAATCGATTCTAAAATACAGATATGGTAAATTCTTAGTAGGTGATATGTTGTTGAGTGAGGAAGAATACAAAAAGATTGATGAGTTTATCGAGAAGCAAAATACGATTGAACTTGATACTACTTTTATCAGAAATGCGTTAAAAACCGCATCAATCAGCGCAAACAAAATAACGGTAGACAAAGCAACTTTGTATGTTGCAAAGCTAAGAGAGGTTAAAGCCGAGTATGTCGAAAATTTTGTCTTGTCCGATATAAAAAAATGCAAGCTTCTCGATATGGGACTACGGTATAGTTCTGCGGGTGGTGTCTATGTTCGTTTTAAGTCTAAGATAGGAGAAACGATATGTGTTAAGCCGGGTTATTATGTAGTTCTAAATGAAGATGGGAAATATGAATCATACTCAAAAGAGAAGTTTGAGTCTACTTTTCAACCAAAATACTAACAAAAATAAATAATGATAGGTCACGTTGCAAATATAGCAGCGTGACTTTATTTTTATATTATCTATAATAGTGTTATTTTTGCGCATATTGAAAGATTATATAATTTGTAGTACAATATACAGAATAGAAATTATAACTTAAAAATACGTCTTAAAATGGATAAAAAAATAGGTTCAATGAAAAGAGGGAAGGGAAGGCATAGCCGGACGGACGAACAGACTGAAAGAGACCGTTCCTTTGCCTCTGATTTGTTTTTGAAAGGTTATTCTTATAGAAGAATAGCGGAAGCGATTAACGAGCGAAATAAGGCGGATGAATTGCCGTATACCGTGACTTATCAAACAGTGTATAATGATATTCAGTTTTGCCTGACTCAGTGGAAAAGAGAACAGTTCGATAATATAGATCAGTATATTACGCAGGAACTCCAATCTTTGGATAATGTAGCTCGTGAAGCGTGGGAAGAGTGGGAAAAGTCTAAGCATCCCAAATGTAAGACAAAGTATATTTTAGGGAAGGCTAAGGAGGTGCAAAAGGAAACAACAACGGGTGATCCTTCTTTTTTGAATGTAGTTCTCAACGTGCAGCAAAGAAAAGCAAGGTTGTTGGGGTATGACTCACCGTTATGTATAAACTTGGTGGGAGATAAAGAAAAGGAAAAACCCAAATACGATTTTTCGGATGTCCCGGAGGACGTTTTAGAACAATTGGCGGATTCTTTGCAAAATACGGAGGGTAAAAAGTGAAAAAAGTAAATGAAATACCACCGGTTGAGATTGTGAAGTATGTTGCGAGGAAGAAGTTTAAGAACTATGCCAAATTCATAGATGATAAAATAGTTCTGAGTCAGTTTCACAAAACTTACTACGAGATTCTCGATAGGTTTGCACATGGTAAGATCAAAAAATTGATTGTTACCGTTCCGCCTCAAACTGGAAAATCAGAGGGTAGCAGTAGAAAGCTACCTTCTTTCCTTTTGGGGCTTAACCCGTCTTTAAAGATATTGATCGGTTCTTATGCCGCATCACTCGCAGAGGGGTTTAATAAGGATGTACAAAGAATCATGGATACACCTGAGTATAAAAGCCTATTCCCCGACACCCGGATAATGGGAGAGGAAAAAAAAACGAGGTATCAAACGTTTGCGAGAAATTCAAAAATGACTGAAACAATCGGAAAGGGTGGGTATATTATATCCGTTGGTCGTAATGGTAGTTTGACTGGTAAATCTGTTGATATAGCCATTTTGGACGACTTATACAAGGACCATATGGAGGCAAATTCTCCGATTATCCGGGAAGCTGCTTGGAAATGGTACACCACCGTTGTAACCACCCGTCTACACAATAACAGTCAACAGCTTATTGTATTTACGAGATGGCACAAGGATGATTTAATAGGTAGGATCGAAGATAAAGAGAATGTTATCAATGTTGAAAAGTGGGAAGATTTGGATAGTATACCGGAAGGTGCGTGGGTTAAAGTAAACTTTCCAGCTTTAAAGGTGGGAGAACCAACAGAGATTGATCCACGTTTGCCGGGTGAAGCACTTTGGGAAGAAAAACATAGCGCTAAGAAATTGAACGCACAAAGGGAACTTGATAGAAATGAATTTGAATGTTTGAACCAAGGAAACCCGGGTAGCGCTGAGGGTATTCTATACGGTAACTTTAAAACGTACACCGATAAAAACGATTTTGGTGTGTTGGTCGGAAGGGGTAACTATACGGACTGTGCAGATACAGGTAGTGACTACCTTTGTTCAATTTGCTATGATAAGTATCAATCAAAAGAAGCGGTTTGGAATGAAAAGGAAAGAAGGTATAAGTATCTTGTTTTCTGCCTTGTAACGGACGTTATTTATACGACTGAGCCAATAGAGGTCACGCAAGTAAGTGTTCCCGATATGCTAAATAGAAATGATACAGATTATGCAAATATAGAAAGCAATAACGGAGGACGCTCTTTCGCTGTTAATATAAGCCCTAAAACAAAGACTGAAATAAATTGGTTCTGTCAGAAGTTAAATAAAGAGGCTCGTATATTGTCGAACGCTGCAAACGTTACTCAGTCTATTGTAATGCCGTACGGGTGGGAGTCACGTTTTCCAAAATTCCATGAACATGTAACAAATTACCTTCGTGAATTTTCAGCGAACAAGCACGATGATGCGGCAGATGCTTTAACTGGCATAGTCGAGAAAGAAGTTATTCCAACTATATATCAAAAAAGAAGAGGAATAAGGGTTATAAACTGATAAAGTAGGAAAATGTATCAGACTTTCAAGTTTATACGGTATATTTGCAAAGTAAAATCAATTGTTTAACTAAATTTTTATAATTATGTTGTATTGTGATTGTTCTTTAGGAGCAGTACTCCCGGATATTCCCGCATTTAGCTGTCCCGACAATTTCGGGCAAGTTCAAAAACTTGCTTTTCAGAAACTCGAAAAAACGGCAGGAACTGCAAATACTATGACTGCCGAAAGTATCGCAAAGTTGGCTACATGGACTCCCCTACTGTCAGCAAAAGACGGTACTAAAGTAGTAGTTACGCCTTATATTTACGAGCCGACAGTAGAGGCGGGCGCTGCCCTTACTTATGGAGGTGGGAACGCAACTCCCGGAGGTATTGTAGAAATTTTGGGGTCGGAGTCGACACCGTTTACGGCTTCGTTCAAGAAGTTGCCGCAAACCATTATCAAAGCTATGAAAGCGTTGATGTGTGAAGCGGGTCAAATCGGTGTTTTCCTTATCAACGGTAACGGACAAATTGCTTGCGATAAGACGGGTGATGATTTGCACGGTTTCCCGGTTTGGTCGCTGTTTATCGGTGATAAGACTATCGGAGGTTTGGAAGCGCCGGATAGCAATGCTATTACGTGGAACTTCATGCCTAATTGGTCGGACAACTTCACTATCGTGAAACCTGAGTTTAACCCTCTGACTCAGTTAGTTCCTTCTAAGGGTGTAGGCGGATGATAGCTAAAAAAACGTATATTTCCCTCAGTTGTGAAGAACTGGGGGAAACTCGTTTATTCGATATTGAACACGCTGAGAGACTTTTGGGAATGGTTAATAATGGAGGGTGGCATATACCGGAGGACTCAGAATTTAAATTAAATGAAAATGGGAAAATCATTAGACGAAATAAGGGAGATATACAGACATCCGGAGGGGATAAGTCAGATAGCGAAAGCGAAGGAACACGAAGAAAGAATAGCGTTTCACACACGGGTAAGAACGAGCGATGATCGCAATAAGCCAGTAATTGACTTTCTTTCTAAGGTTAAGACGTGGATAGCGAAAGACAAATATGATATTTTCCTATCTATGTTCCATTTCCCGGTTAAAACAAATGGTGTTACTTCTGAGATATTCGACAAACTGAGCCGTGTTTTCGATGGTAGGAATCCGGTTTATAACTATCAGTTTAAATCATCAGAGGATCGTGACGACTGGGAGTATTACCGGACGGATGTTTTAAAAGAACCTTCGGTTTGGAGTACGGACGGTTGGGATAATTTCAAGCATAGAATTAACTCTGTTTTGGTCGTTGATATGCCGGAGGTACAGGTAGGAGAAAAGCCAGAGCCTTATTTTTTTTGGTTGCCTATCGCAAACGTCCTTTCTTATCGCACATGTGGGAAAGACTGTAATTTGATGGCTTATATCATGTACGTAACGGACGAAAACAAGATCGTATACATTGATGAAGAACGCTATGTGAGATTTGATAAGACGAGGGAAAACGACTTGATTTTAGAGGTAGATAATATGCACGATTTGGGATATTGTCCGGCTCGTTTCTTTTGGTCTGACTCTATTTCATTGAGTGAACCCGACATTAAAATAAGCCCTATAACGAGCGAACTCGACTCTTTCGACTGGTATCTTTATTATTCTACTGCAAAGAAGCATTTAGATTTATACGCATCTTATCCGATTTATTCCGGTTATGAACGTGATTGTCACTATGAGTCACACGATGGCAAAGAACGGTGTGATGATGGTTTTTTAAAGAACGAAAAAAACGAGTGGATAACAGGAGCGGACGGAAAACCGATGGCGTGCCCGATTTGCTCAAGCAAGCGGTTGAGGGGCGCAGGCTCTTATGTTGAGATACCCATCCCGGACGAAATGCACAACGTCCCCGACTTGAAAAACCCGATCACTATGCTATCGGCTGATACCGGATCACTCGAATATAACGTAAACGAGGAAAAGAGGCTGAGAGAGGAACTCGTAAGATCGATAACGGGTGGAGAAGGGGAATTAAATAGGTCTGAGGCTATTAACGAAAAGCAAGTTAAAGCAGGCTTTGAGTCCATGACTACTAAACTAAACAGAATCAAACGAGGCTTTGAGGAAGCGCAAACATTCGTAGACTCTACTATCTGTTTACTCCGTTATGGTGATAGCTTTGTTTCTTGCAAGATTAACTACGGGACTGAGTTCTATATCTATACACCGGCAGAGCTTTCAGAGCGTTATAAGATAATGAAGGAGACCGGAGCGTCCGAAGCGGAGCTTGACGCCTTAAGGCAACAAATAATCGAAACGGAATACCGGAACGATCCTACGCAGATGCAAAGGTTATTAATCCTTAACGAGATAGAGCCTTATTCACACTTAACGAGGGAAGAAGCGGTAAATCTGTATAAAGAAAACGTTATAAGTGAGGAAGATTTGCGAGTTAAATTAAACCTTCCTACATTTGTGCGTAGATTTGAAAGAGAGAACATGAATATCATTGAGTTCGGTTCTGCACTTGACTATAAAAAGAAAATTGAAATAATTATTAACACTTTAAAAAAGTACGCAAATGGTTTACAGAACGGATCAATTAGATCAACTGAATGAAATTAATTACGTTTGCCCGCAGGATGAAGTTAAATTGTATCACGTTATCCAAGAAGTGAAAGAATTTAATCCGAAAACAGGGCAAAGAATCAGCGTCCCGGTGTTACAAAAATACAAGCGAAAGACTTTTGAACTTGATATTTTGCCGAGACTGCCAAGATTGGGTTATACATTGAGAGTTGTTTTCGACCCGGTTAAATATGAATCTACAATTTCAGAGGCAAGACGAGCCGCAGAACGGGCAGCGAGAGCCGAGGCAAAAATGAAGGCAGACGAAGAACTGAGAGAGCAAATTAGACGTGAAGAAGCTGCAAAACTTCGTGCGGAGTTGAAGAAACAAAAAGAGAAAGGAGAAAAGTAATGTTAACAGTAGATTTGCTTAGACGGAATAAAGCGTTATCGGAGCTATCGGATGAAGTTCTTAACGCTATTTCAGAACTTTCAAAAAACGATGAAGCGCAGACGGTTGCGGCAAAGGTGAGAGAAACCAAAAACAGTATTGCTACTCAAATGAAGGAGGCTTTCGGTATTGAAGGTGTAACCGATCTCGATTTGAAAACCGCAATTGAGTTTGGCAAAACAAAACTTTCTAAATCTGATACCTCAGCTTTTGAAAAACAGATTAACGATCTGAAAGAAGAACTAAAAGCTGAGAAAGCTAAAAAGGGAGGCGACCGGGATACTGATAAAATCAATCAGCTTACAGCCGAACTAAACGATACCAAGCAAAAATTTGCTGAGTTGAACAACCAACTTTCAGAGAAGGAAAAGGAGTTTAACGATAAGTTGAACGATTACAAGATCACTTCTTACATTTCAAGCGCAATGCAGGGGATGAAGTTTAAGAAAGATATTTCAGAGCCAGTTTTAAACGTTGTGAAGCAGCAGGCGGTTAACTTGCTTAAAACTCAATTCTCACCAACTTTGCAAGGTGACGAAGGTCCTGAAAGTCTTATCTTTATGAAAGATGGTGTTCCTTACAACAACCCTGCAAATAGTCTGAAACCGTTTACCGCATCAGAACTTCTGTCTCAACAGTTTGAACAGTTCGGTGTTCTTGACAAAGGTAGACAGGCAGGAGGTGCGGGTAGTTCCGGAGGCGGACAGGGTAACGGTAGCTTGCTTGATTTAAGCGGTTGCAAAACCAAAGTAGAGGCAAACAAGGTTGCGCAGGAGTATTTAGCTAAGAAAGGTTATACAAGCGAGTCGGAAGAGTATCAAACGGAGCTTGATAAAATTTGGGTTGAAAACAAGATCGCAGATTTGCCAACAGAATAACTAAAGAGGGGGTTAAACCCCTCACAATATAAACTTTAAAACAATAGATTTATGTCGTTAATTGCTACAAGAACACAGGAGTTCAGATTAAAGAACCCTAACATTGACAAAAATATGGCTCGCATGACCGAATGGGGTGCGTATGACTTCTTTTTGTCTCAAACAAATGCGATGGACTCAATGCTTTCCGATGAAACTAAGCGTAGAGCGTTCGCCTCAATGGGAAGTGATATTAAGATTCCCGTAATTGATTACGATAAAAACGTAACAGTGTCAAACGCTCGCACATGCGTTATCGCAGATGCGGAAAACACTTCACGTTTGATCGGTGTAACGTGGAAAACCTATGCTTTCGGTTTCACTATGACACCGAACATGTATTCAAACAACGAAATCGATTACCAACAGGACTGGAACAGAAAGCTACAAAAGCACATCCGTAAGTTCATGGATACCGTTGATAAGGACGCTATTGTGTCTTTGGAGGCAAACAAAACACGGATATTCGGAAACTTGCTGTATTACACAAAAATGGGTAACGATGTGCAAGTGAAATTCACTCAGCGCAACGACATCCTCAGCGACTTACACCCGATGTTCCGTGCAAACGACTATTCCGGTCAACTTCATATCATTGGCGACACTGGCGTAGACTCAATGTTGCGTAAACTGGAACAGCACGGTTTGTACAATGACGTTAACAAACAGTTGGAGTATGCAAACAAAGTGTTCCATTTCACCAACAACATGACTTTAGAGCCGGAAAACTTCGCTCAGATGTATGCCGTTGAATCGGGCAACGTTGGTTTGTTGACCCGTGTAGACCGTGCAGCCTACAACAACACCAAGTCGGGCACGCATGAATTTGGAAAGGTTGTTCTTCCTTATTTCGGTAAAGAGGTTGGAACACACTACTACGAAGAAGTGGGCGATCAGTCAGCAATCGCAGGCGCAGCTACTGCCGATATGACTTGTGACGTTAAACATTTCTACGGTTTCTCAGTGGATATTGCTTTCGTTGTAGCGTTTAACTCTGATCCTTCAACGATCGCTAACCCGATTATGAAGATCGAAGTAAACAAAGAAAATTCTCAGTTTGGCGGAACTCCGGTATTTATCACCAATGCAGATCAGATAGGCGGAGGTTCTCCGGCTGGCGAATTATCGGTTAACCTTGCTAAAATCGGAGGTAGTCCGGTTGCTGAATCTGCTTTGAAAGTAGATTTGGATAAAGTCAAAGGTGCAGCGGTTTCGGCTACTGATGGCGTAGTTGATGTTAAAGTCAATGCGCAGGCTGCAAATCTGGATGTTGAGGTGAAGAACTCTGATAGCGCACCTGTACCAACAAAAACTGTTGGCGGAGCGTAACGAGAAAGTAAACTAAGTATTAACAAAGGGAGTGGGACAAAATCCCTTCCCTTTTTTTATTTATAACCATGTACAGATTAAAGGATATACAAAAAGAACTTGCCACGCTCGTAGGATGGCGGCAGTCGTACGATAGAGACGCTAAGATAGACGAAAGTTTAACGGTGTCCGATAGTGGTGTTATGTTTCAAGACGTTCACCCGCTTGTGACGCTAAGAAACATTGAATCTATTATGCCACTTGATTACTATTTACGTTATCCGGAGTATCGGGATACCGACACTTATAAGCCTGGTGACAAGGTAGTTTACGGCAAGGACGTGTTAACGCTTCGTCCGGACGTATGGGAGGCAATAACAGAGAATGTTGGTGTAGAGCCTTCCGATGGTGATAACTGGAAACGGTACAACCCACTAAGCGATTATTTGCGTGAATTGAACGAAAGAGCGATCACCAATACCGTTACTCGCTTCATTAATGAAAAGTTGATTGCAGGGGAAACAAAGACGCTTTTAGAGCGTACAAACTTCTTCGATGGTTCGGGGAAGATAAATAACGAGATTGACCCTACCGATAGTATTGTAGGATATGAAATATTGCCAGTCCGTTCTATGGGAGTAACAGCCAAGATCGAGAAGATAGGTTTGCAGTTTAACAAGCCGGGAAGGGTAAAACTTTACCTTATGCACACCTCACAGGTAGACCCGATTAAGACGTTCGATTTGAATTATACTAAAAATGGTTCTTATCAATGGTTTGATGTCGGTAACGATGTGTTACTCCCTTATATGTCTGAGGAAACCTCACCCGGTGGTTTGTGGTACTTGTGTTACGATCAAAAAGAATTGCCTTTGGGTATGTATGCTATAAACGTATCTAAGGACTTTTCACGTGACCCGTGCGGTACTTGTAATATCGGAAGTGTGCAGGCGTGGAGAGAGCTAACAAAGTATATCAGAGTGTCGCCGTATAGAGTTGACTCTACGCAGTCGGAGGATGGCGTAAAGATGTGGAATATAGAAATGAACATGTATACGTCTGCAATCTGCTACGGTTTAAACGTTCAATTGTCGGTAGGGTGTGATATAACTGACTTTATCATTCAGTCTAAGTATGCCTTCACGCATGCCGTTTCTCTGCAAATGGCTTCTTATGTGCTGCGAGAGCTTGCATTAAATCCGAACGTTCGGCAAAATGCCAATCAATTGAATATTGACCGTGAAACGCTATTGTACGAAGTTGACGGAAACTCACAGGGACGTGCGCAGGGTATCGGATACGAACTAAAGAAGGCTTTTGAGGCTCTTTCTATTGATACAAAAGGGATGGATAGAATATGTCTTTCTTGCCGGAACAACGGGATAAGATTTAAAGCAACATGATAAGCGGTCTAATAGATAAGTTTAAAAAGGTAGGTGAGGAACTCGACACCGGAGAGATAGCAAAAAAGATTGTGCGTGACAATGATAATATACTTATTGACATGAACGCACAAGATCAGCTATACGCCAAGGGTGTTAACCGTTTGGGCGTTCGTATAGACGAATACCAGCCCTACCGACCCTTAACTATACAAGTCAAAATAGAAAAGAGGCAACCGTACGACCGTGTGACGCTAAAAGACACAGGCGAGTTTTACGACTCTTTTTATGTTGAGACGGCAGAAGATCGGTTTTACATAAAAGCCTCAGATGAAAAAACTAATTGGCTTATCAAAAAATACGGTGCTGAAATTTTCGGGTTAACAAATGATTCACTTGCTGAGTTTATTAACGATTATGTGAAGGACGAAGCATATAACAGAGTAAAGGAGATATTAAATGAACGATAGGGCTATAATTAGACCAAATGCTACGCTTTTCGATAAAACGATAGCCTATGTACAGGTAAGCCTAACAAAATCGCTTAAATGGCTTAATTTCGCTTTCGGGAACGTGGTTAAATTGGTAGAGAGAAACGAGAGTGGGAAATTTGTTACCCCATCAGTGTATTTTAAGGGAAATGATTATTTGCGCTTAGAGCCGGACGATAAGCGGGGTAACGTTTGCTTTTTCTACATGCACGACTCACAAGATTACGAAGTGGGAGACTCTTTATCTGGCTTTGGCGACCTGAGAGGGACGGTTAGCATTATCTTTTGGTTCGATACTCGTAAAATAGCGGGCGCAGAATATTACAACGTGGAGTTTGTAAAGTCCGAAATACTAAGAGCATTAACGCATGAACTTTATCTGCCATCCGGTGATATACAGGTGAGAAAGATATTCCACGATGCCAACAACGTATACAAGGAGTTTTCTATCCAAAAGACGGATAATCAATACTACGTTTATCCCTATGCGTGTTTGCGGTTTGAGTGTGATATTCATTGCGAAGAAGGGTGTTATTAAAGGGGAGTTTCCCCTTTTTTTTGTGTTAAATACATGTTAAAACTTAAAGTTTCGCTTGTAGCATTAAATCTTATCCTTATATTTGCAGTGTCAAAAGGAAACAAATTACTAACAATTAAAACCCAAAGTTATGAAAAGATATTTTGTAAACGGAAAAGAGATAAGCGAACAAAAAGCAAAAGAGATTGAAGCTAATAATAAAAAGTACATGGAAAGCAACGATCTTTCTCTTTGGGCGAAATGTGAATTTATAACAGTTATCGGAAAGTAAAACAAGTGGGGGTAATACCCCACATAAAAATTAAAAATATGACTACTTACATTTACAAAGGACAAAAGATAAGCCATTCTAAAGTATTATCCCTATTGCGTAGTGCTTGTATTTACGGAGGAAACAAACTATCACATTATGAAGCTTTAATTAAAGCTGCCGAAAACGGCAACGAAAGAGCCACGTATATTTTGAGAGACTTAAAGGTGATATAATAACCGTGGGTAACCACACAAATTTTAAAGGTATGTTTAACACAGAAAGAATTGAGAATTTAGAAAAGAGAATTTCAAGAATTGAACAGATTCAAAATGCAGAATGTAATTCTGCGCAAATGGAAAGAAGGGTTCAACGTGCTTTGATTGATTCCAACAACGAAGTAGTAAGAAGAATTTTTGATGATGTGTCCGTTAGTTCTGTATTTGGTGTAGATGTATTTTCACCGAAAACCGGAGATATTCAAGTACGTAATGCGGTGTTTAGTGGAGAGGTATTCAAACAAGCGGTGTCTAACGGTATACCCGATTATTTAAAGAAGGTAGAAGAGGATAAGACAGAAGCACCTACCATTGCAAGCGTGTTGGAAAAAGCAAGAAGGAATACGATTGCGATACAGGAGCTTTTAAAACGAACAGGATGTTCGAACGTGAACGAAGTGATAAGCAAGTTTGAACTTGGAGTTTCTTTTAAAAAGATGTATGATGAAGAAGCACGCAAAAGAAAAGAGCTTGCACGGCAAAGAGATCTTTTAGATTGTGATTTAAGAAATCAAATAGCTAAACTTTCTGATAAAAACCAATCTTTGATGCAAAGTGAAAAAAGCCTTATTTGCAAACTCGCAGACAAGGAGGTAGAATTAAAGAGAGTGGAAGAACTTTCAGACGGTAGATATAAAGAAGTCGTTTGGCTTCGTGGCGAACTGAAAAATCAAGAACAGGCGGTAGAAAAACTAAAAGACGAAAACAAACAGCTTAAATATGATAATTTGAAAATGGAAAAAAGAACGTTAGATTCCATTTGCAGGGAATCTGATGCGGTAGTAAGATATTTAGATTTGAAAAAGAGATGTGAAGAATTGGAGAGGGATAAAAAAACATTGCTTGCTTCTGTGAATGAGTTACAAAAACAAGTGTTTGATATTTCGAGAGATAAAAAATACTTGGAGATAGTAAACACTTCACTCCTGCAAGAAACTCGTAAAACAAAAGATGTTTTAAACGAGAAAATCAAGAAGCTAAGACAGAGACTTAAACAATCATCTATCCGTTACAGAGACTTAAAAGAAAGCATTTCGCATAATGGTTTGAAATCAGTATAACAATAACAGCCGGGATAATATCCCGGCACAATATTAAAAGATATGTTGAAGGTAGATATAAGAAATAGGCTATTAAAACCAAAGGTTGGTGAGATTATAACCGTAATAGGAGATATATATACCACGGTAGCGGAAACTATACCGTACGAAAGTGGGGGATGTGAGGCATGTGCTTTCTGTGATGCGGTAAGCGTAGGACGTAATTGCGGTGATTTTGTGAAATGTTCTAAACTTACTCGTGAAGATGATGTTATTTTTAAACTAATAGAAAGAAAGCGAACTAAGGAGGTTGAAAATGAATAGAATATCTTTGTCGGATAGAAATAGATTCGTACCGAAAGAGGGGGAAGTATTTTTTGCAGAAGTTCCGGCAAAGGGGATAGACCGGAAGGTAGAGATCGTTTTTTAAAATTAATCAATAACGTAAAATTGTAATAACATGGAAAAGAAAGAATTAGGAGTAGAACAGTATGTGACAACTGGAACAATGTTTATTAGAGGCGAATTTAAGCCGGAGAAAAAAAAGTTGGTTTTGTCCGAACAAAGGAAAGAGGCTATTTTGGAGTATCTGAAAGAGAGTGACGAGTTTCACAAACTGGTATGCGATATAACCGGAGTTGAACGAAAGCAAGAAAAAATATCTACAGAACTCGAAAAGCTAAAAGAGGAATATTCGCATATGTGCGAGAGTTATGAAAATGAAAAACAGCAAAGAAATGATTTGCTTCGCAAATGGAAAGATGAAACGGTAAAGAGAATGAAAATGCAAACTACTTTAAGAGAGTCTTGCTCACATCACAACAATATGATAGATAGGATTAAAGATTTGTTGAAAGAGGTTGATATGCCATCTGTAAAACACGCAATTGAGGCATTAAAGGATGAGAGGGCGAACGGCAAGTTATTTGCTGAAGAATGCGAGCTATTAAAAGAGGAAAACAAATCACTAACCGAAGAAGTAGAAAAGCTAAAAGGAAAGTTAGATAGAGCCTCAAAACGATATGGGGAGTTGATTAAGATAATCAGTGATAAAGATATAAAATTAATTTAATATAAACAGTCCGGTGTTAAAGCCTGGCTTAAAAAGAAAAAACCATGGAAAGAATATCGATAAGTGATAAAAAAATGTTTAAACCGGAGGCTGGCGAAGTATTCTTTGCGGAAGTGCCGAACAAGGGAATAGATATAAAAGTAGAAACAATATCATGTGCTAATTCGGACGCATGTAAGGAATGTATTTTCAATAGGGGTGAACTTGATAATCTATGTTGGCGTATATGGTGTTTAAATGGTGATGGGTCTAAACTAACATTTAGGAGGGTGAGCGATGGGAAAATTTAAAAGAATAGAACTATATGATACCTTCACGATAGATCACCCGATAACAGGCGAAGTTATCAGAGTTCAAGCAATACCACGGGATACAATTTCATGCAACGGATGCGCCTTCCGAAAGGGAGATTTAGAAAGCATGTGTAAAGCGTATCTATGCGTGAGGGAAAGAACATTAGATTGTTTAGTGTTCAAGGTAGTAAAGGAGAAATTCAAACGAAATGTTACAGAGTTTTAAAAGTTAAAGTATTAATTTAAATGTGTTGACTTATGAAAAAAGAAGTTGTTTTAATGCTCTCAGAGCTAAGATCGCAAATTGATGATACAATTAGACGTGTTGAGAAAAAAAGTGACGCAGATAGCAAAGAAATAATGTCTAAGTTGAAGTGTTGTGATTTGATTAATGTAGGAGATTTTTTACTCTCCCCTCACGCTTTTTTAGATTGGTGTGCTAACTGTGGTTTTTTGGATGTGGAAGAAGGCGTATTCACTATAGTAGGGCGTTCGTTAATTGCGCATAAATACGTACCAAAAAACGATCTAATTAACTTGGATGAAAACGGCAATGTGTTCGTTCACCCTTCATTGCTGTATGTCTATTTAAGCCGTGAAAAGAATGAATAATACAAAGGACTGGGAGGACTACCGCAAAGATGTGAGTAACTCCGAAAAGGTGGGCGAATATATAGCCAATATGATAGATCACGATGAAAGGGAGAAACTAAAGATACTTTTAGATATTTGCGAGAAAAGCAAGGATAGCAGCTACGATCTGCCTATTGACTGCAAAATATACCTTCCTTTAGGCTCTTTGTTGTTTGAACATGAAATGATTGATTTTATAACGTGGGCTGATAAGATGGGATATATTCGGTGTGAAGAAGACAAGATTATCATTATTTCGTCTATGATTAAAAGGCGGTTTATCGTTGGATCGCTTAAAGTTATGCCGGAGATTGTGGAAGCGTTCGTTTTATACAGAAAGCATGTAGGTTAGGAGTCTTTTAGACTCCTTTTCTTATTTATAAACATTTCGTTTTTATCCACCTTCGGAGAGTTCGAGACTAACGTTTTAATAATCAATATCTTTGCAAAATTGCTTTTTATTCATACTTTTGTACAAACTAATATTTGAATTATGGAGATTTATAATTATTTTCTTTCTTGCGTGCTACTTGTTTCGTTTGTAGCGGCATTTTGTGTTAACTTTGCCCGAAAGACGGGTGTAATTGAACGGATGTCAGTGTTTGGTGATTCTTGGTTATCTAAGGTGTTCCGGTGGTATGGTGATAGATCACTGATTAACGAGCTAACCAACTGCGATTTCTGCCTATCGTTTTGGGCGTGTGTAATTTGTTCGGTGATTGTGTCGGTCGGAACGCTAAACCCGGTGTTCATCCTTACACCCATCTTTGCAACACCTATTTGTAGAATTTTAATTTAATGATTATGGAAATTAGAAATTATGTATCGGTTATACCACCTTTCGGGATCGTGAAGGCGGTTAAGTTTAACGGTGATGTTCACGAATTAGCGCAGCTATTGCCAAGTTTTGAACTGCTTTCCGCAATGGATGGTGTGATGATGGCACGAATAAATGATAACGCTTTCCGTGTGTTTGATAACGATTATATCGTTCTTGGCGAAAATGTTACTTACTCAGTCGATGAAGAAACGTTTGCCATATTATACGAGCAGGCAGATAAGGAGGTGACGAATGAACACGATTAAGGTAGGGAATCACACGGTAACGGTATACGAAGGCATTGACGAAATGCCTATCGTCCGTTATCAGAAGTTTAACCGTCTTATGCTGATTGAGTCGGGAGTCGGAAGTACTATCGAGGAACTCGACACGCATTTGCAACGTGCAATAATCTATTGCAGGACTCAGCCGGAACATACGTATAACGAGCTAATGAATCTAAGGCAGTGTTTCAACATGGCAGCGAATGGTGTACATCCCGGAATGATGGCTTTTGCCGCCTTCGTTAAGTCGGTCGATGGCGTGGAATATCCGGTTAACGCATCCGACTCTGATCTAAAGGCGATATTTGACAGCCTCAGCGATGCAACTATTAACGAACTTTCTGAGCCGTTTCAGAAGGTCAAAAAAAAAATAGAGGCGGAAGTATCGGTATACTTTCCAAGGATGGCGGACGATCCTCTGATTAAAGAGTATTACGATATTAAATTATCGCTGATAAAAGCAAAGTTAGACAAACTTGTGAACAACGTAGATAACAGTGAGGCGGTGAAGGAAATAGAGGATAAGTTACTAACCTTCTTCCCGCCTCGAATATTCTACGGTACTGATTCAGTAGAGATAAAGACGGACAAGGAGTTTCAAGAAATGTGCTTGGTTATCACGCAGAATATGCACATAAATGCACGTGAAATGTCGGTGTCTGAGTTTTACACCGCTTTCGAGATGATTAAGAGACAGGCAAAAAGGAGTAAGAACAAATAAATTTAAATCAAATGGCGAACGAAGTAAAGGGAATAAAGTATAGCGATCTTATACAGCCTGACAGCAGTATAAAGGACGCTATTACGCAGTTGGAAGGACTGCAAAAGATATATGACTCTATGTTAAAGCGTATCGAGGAAGGCGCAAAAGGTCTGCAAAAGCCTATTTCAGAAGGTGGAGGCGCAACGGAGGAAGGGCGCAAAAAGATAGACGCCTACGAAAAGCAAGTACGATCCTTGGCGAACGCTGAGATACAATTGAAATTGGCGTTGACAGAGACAGCGCAGGAGATAGCAGTCTTAAAGAAACAGACAGCCGATCAAAACTATCTGAATAAGTTGCAGGCTAAGTTAGCCAACAGCATGGCAGGAAGCTATAACGCATTGTCTGCACAATACGAGCTAAACAAAATAAAGATGAACAATCTTTCACAGGCTTATTTGGAGAATACGGAGGCAGGAAAGAAGCTTGTTAAAGAGACTGCGGAGATTTACGCAGCGATGGATAAATACCAAAAGAGCACGGGAAAGCACACGTTAAGCGTGGGTAACTACAAACAGGCGTTCGATGGTTTAGGCTTTTCTATATCACAGGTCGCTCGTGAACTCCCATCCTTGGCGATCAGCGCAAATACCTTCTTCCTTGCTATTTCCAATAACATTCCGATGGTTATAGACGAAATACAGAAGTTGCGTGCGGCAAACGAGGCGGCAGCGAAAGCGGGGGAAGCACAGGTAAGTATAACCGGGAAACTGGTTAAATCTCTGTTCTCGTTTAATACCGTGATGGTGTTGATATTGACCGCCTTTTCTATTTGGGGTAAGGATATAACCAACTGGATAGGTAGCCTATTCAAAGGTAAAACAACAGTAGATCAATTGAAACGGTCTACTGCCGACTTGAAAGATGCCATGTTAGAGGCTGGAAAGAGTGCCGTAAACGAGTCTGTGAGACTGAACATCTTGTATAAAGCGGCTACCGATTCCACGCGCAGCCAAAACGAGCGTTTGAAAGCTGTTAAGGAGCTAAAGAAAGAGTATCCGGATTACCTTAAAAACCTCTCTGATGAAGCTATTATGACAGGAAACGCATCAAAGGAGTATAAGGAACTTGCAAAACACATTCTATCGGTAGCAATGGCACGTGCCTACGAGGAAAGGATACAAAAGAACGCCAAGGAAGTTATTGACCTCGAGGAAAAAAAGAACCAAGTATTAGAGGAAGGTCGGAAGACTTACCAAAAGCAACAAAAGGAGATCGAGGAACTTAAACGTTCGTCTAAGGGTATCGGTGTTGGTGCGGTGGCTTTGGAAGCGGCTTTGCAAGGGCAAGCGTCCGCATGGAATACCGCCAAAAAGGAGGCAAAGAGCTATGACGAACAAATAGCAGTTATCAATAAGTCGAGTGAGGAACTTGCTAAAAAGGTGGTTATCCCCGATCTTCTTGCAGGGGACAAAGGAGGTAAGACGAAGGAAAGGACAAAGAAGGACTTTGATCTACAAGCTGAGTATGAAAATAGCCGTATAGCTCTTATTATTGATTCACGTTTGAAAGAGCAGGAAGAACGTAAAAAGGCAACGGCAGATGAACTGAAAAAGCTAAAGGAGAGCACAACAGAGAAACAAAGAGCTACGCAGTTGTATGCTGATACCGTATACAATATCGAAGCAAAGTTGCGTAGAGATTTGGAGAAACTGCAAAACGATTGGAAGGTAGAGGATCTGCAAATCACGCATGACCGATTGAGTGAACGCCTAAAGGCTGTTAGACGTGGCACGGCTGACGAGCTATTAATACAAGTGCAGTTACTCGAAAACGAAAGAGCGCAGGACGAATTGCGTATTAAACAGTCAACCGATAGCGAACAGGTGAAGAATGAACGTTTGCTTATTCTGCAAAGGTCGTATCAGCTTGCATCTATCCAACTGCAAAAGGATTTCACGGAAAATCAAGACAAGCGTATAATTGATCGGTCGGTGTTCCGACTTAATCAGCAACAGCAGGCGGAAAGTGCAGCCTTTAATATCGTGCAACGTTCGGAGAAAGAACAGAGCCGTTTCCGGTTGAAATTAGAGCGTGAAAAGTGGGAGCAAATATTAGAGTTAACAAGGCAGTACGGAGAGCAAATCACGGGATACAACGTAAAGACGGTAGAGGATACCATTAAGGGGATAGACAATGCAATTAAGCGTGATACTTCCGGATGGGATAGCAATCAAGGCGTATTTGGAAATCTGTTTGATCTCGTTTTCGGTGACGCATTTAGCGCTAAAGATGGTAAGTCGGGCGCAGAGCGTGCGGAGCAGTTTAAAGACTCCATTTTAGAGGCTTCGGAGTTCGCCATAGAGAACCTAAAGAGTGTTGCACAGGCAAGGGTAGAGGCGGCAGAAGTGGCGGTACAGGCAGCAGAGAAAGAAGTATCAGCCAGACAAAAGGTTTTGGACGCTGAGATACAAGCGAGGGCGAACGGATACGCCAACAACGTAGCAACCGCACAAAAAGAGCTTGATTTTGCACGCAAACAACAGGAAAAAGCGCTGAGGGATAAGAAGAAGGCGCAGAAGCAGCAAGAACGCATAGATACACTTATGCAGGCAAGTTCTTTGGTAACCGCAACCGCTAACCTATGGAAAGATTTAGGTTTGGCAGCGATCCCGGCTATTGCGTTGATGTGGGGATCATTTGCTTTTGCTAAGATAAAAGCCTCACAGCTATCTAAAGCCTCGCAGGACACGGAGGAATACGGTGACGGTACAGTAGAAATGATTGATTACGGAGGTTCGCACGCATCCGGAAACGATGTAGATTTAGGTACGACTAAGGACGGTAAGCGTAGACGGGTAGAACGTGGTGAATACTTCGCAGTAGTGAACAAACGTTCATCTCAGAAGTATAAGAAACTCGTTCCTGACTTGATTAATTCGCTAAATAAGGGTACTTTTGAACAGAAATACTTAAACGCCTATTCCGGTAGTGATGAAGTAACGAATATAATGCAAGGTTCAACGGTTGATCTGTCTAAGGTCGAAAAAGATCTGAAATCAATCAAAGAGCAGGGACGTGTTAAGTACATCACAGGTGCGGACGGCACGATAATTGAAGTAAGGGGAAATATTAAACGAATAATTAAATCATAATGAACGTTAAAGATTTGCGGTTTAAATTGGGTGGTGTAGAAATACATCCCCACTATTCAGAGCTAAAACGGAAGTTTGGCAAAGAGAATCAACAGGAGTTTTTCAGAGAGTCGATAGAGGGGAGTTTAACGCTGATAGGGGCGGACTACCTTCTTGTTAAAAATGCGAGTATTGAGGATATTTTGTACTTGCAAATAGAGCAAAAGGATAAAGGGCAGCTATCAACGCAGTATCAAGTAATATTTGAGGGCTATTTCAGTAAGACAGACTGTGAGATAGACAGTGATAACCGGACGTGCAAGGTGAAGATAAGCCCACGTGATGAATACACCGATATTATGAAGGGAATTGAGAACAAATATGATCTTATCAAGCTTGCACCAGGCTTAACACAAATAGGCGTGTCTAAGCGTCCTATTGTTCAAGTTTATATTGCAGGTTCGCCTACAATATCAAACTACCTTGCAGGAACTCACTACGAAACTGAGGTTTCAAACGTTGTAACTGATAACAAGGAATTAACGGACAAAAATTTCTTTGCCTTCTTTGCTGCATACAACGAAGTGGAAATAAAGGCAGTGCCTTATCAGTCTTTTAACGGGAAGTATTACGGAACGAACGGTAATTATTCAAAATTAGACGGAAACTATACATTAACATGGGAATATGTAGATTTGAGTCAAGGTTTTTTAGTGCTTAAAAACAGGAATGGAGATAGGCTTTTTAGGTCAAATGCGCTTGTTTGGGGGAATAAGAATTATTTCTATATAGACGCTTCTGAGTTAACATTTACGAGGTTAGTAGAAGAACCTACATTTCCTCAGTCGTTCGGGGGAAATACGGTATTACTCCAAAAGGTATTTCAAAGAATGTTGCTTAACCTTCCGGAGTTGGACGGTAAACCTACTGGGAAACTATCATCAGAGGACGTTTACCCTACCAATAGTAACTACATGTATGCCGCACCATTAAAGGGGAACTACTTTTATACGTCTACGAAGGTTCAGGACGAGCCGACAGAGTACGGTGTAAATGATGAAGGCAAGTATTTTACCGATAACTT